CAACTTGATCGTTGTTTTGAATCATTGAAAGAGCTTCTTGTTGTGAGAATTCTAACAACATATCTGCTACAACATTTGATTCTAAACCATCGATATCATCAAGAGCCGCAGTTCTGATTGGAAACTGAACATTCAAATCTTGCAATGTTAATTGCCAAATGTTTGTATCCAAGCTATTTGGGTTTGGATGTGGTGATGAAGTATTATTATTAATACCATAACCCCACCAAGCACCTGTGTTACCTGTTTTAGCGCGGAATTGATAAGTTGCGCCATCAGTTGCAACAGAACGAGAAACGCCACGCATTGGGTTAGCTAATCTTAATGCAAAGAATACTGGATCGTAAGCAGTTCTACCGCCCACGCCCGCACCGCCACCATAACCTGCTGGATTACCAATTGCTGAAGCTTCTTTCATGTAAGCATCATATTGACCAGCATCTTCAAACATCTTTAATTCTTTTTCTACTTTCATACCATTGTCATAAAAACCTTTTAATTGTTCTTTAACAGAACGATTAACTTCTTGAGCAACAGTTTTGTATGTTTTGATTAGTGGAGTAGCTTCTTTGATTGAAGCAACTTTAGCTTCAAGAGATGCAACTTTTTCTTCAAACGATACTGCTTTTTCTTCAAAAGCTTTTTGAGCTTCAGCTAATTTAGCATCAACTTCAGTTTTAACGGATTCAACCGCTTCAACTTGAGCTTGCTCAATAGCGTCTAGCTTTTCGATAATTTTATCAGACATGACTATTTTCCTTTTAAACGATTGTTAAGTTTTTTGAGAAGCTCTTTCTCTGCTATTGCTTTGAAAAACGCTTTCTCATCTACCACCGCATCAGGTTCACTCTGAATAGGTGCTTTTTCATCAATGATTGTAGGCTCATCACGAGTTTCTATAACCTTTTTGAAAATTGAAGACGCGGTGGTCGCATCTTTTCTTGAAAGTTTTGCATCACGCAATGCCTTCTCGATTAGTTTTAAATCTAAAGAGCCATCAGCCCTAAAGCATTCTAATTTGGAAACATTACACTCAAGATTGTTTGGTTGCATAACAACTGATACTTCACGCAAGCCGCCTTTGGTAATTTGAAAATATCCATCTTCCGCCATTGTAGGATCAAGTGCTACACCTTCAGCATCTACCATTGCGTATTCGTCAGCATAAGCACCTACTGAAACACCGCCCACAAGATTTGGGCTTTCTTTCATAATAGTATGTAAGTCTTTACCTGCGGTTGTATTAGTAAATAAACGACCTTTTGCGTCCATTCCTTTGTCAGTAAATTCAAATTGTGTCCATTCGCCTACAGGAAAATTTTCATCGTTATGTTGAAAGAACATAGGTAATGGTTTACCTGATTTAGCAAATTCATCCGCCCATTGAGCAAAACCTTCAGGTTTATAATTGAATTTACGACCATCAGCACCCTCGCGCGCGCCCCATGTTGTTACAGTAGCTTCAATTTCACCTGTGCTACCTTGTGCTTCATCGGCAGATATGCCGAGAGCAACTTTAGATTCTGTAAAAAATTTAATATCAGTCATTAATTGGCACTCCCTTTGATTTCATTCCGTTAGTTTTAACAGGTAGCGGTTTACGCTTTTTAGCCTGTTGCGTTAATTTATCGAGTAACTCTTTTAATGTCATTAGGCTTTTCCTGCTTGACCTGTTCGACCAACGCTGGAAGTGTTACCGCCACCGCCTGTATCTTGCGGTGAAGTTCCACTAATATTAGATTGTTGCGCGTTTTTATCTTTTAATTGATCTGCATTAGCTAAATTATCTTTACCTAAATATTCACGCGCTTCATTAGGTGTTATTATACCAGCATTCACACCTGCTACGGCATAATTCATTTGGTCTAATGGTGCGCCTTTTAAAAAATCTTCAGTTTGGAATTTAATGCAAAGATTAGGATAACCAGATAATAAGTTTTCTGAAAACTTTTGTTCAATATTAATAATTAATGGAAGCATAGTTGATTTATAAAACTCGTCCATCATTGTTTGGGTGTTATTGTATTTTTGATCTTGAATGCCAATCATTGCTGGTGGCACACCAAATAGACCACAAATACGCTTCATAGTTTGGGTTTTTAAAGTAGCGCAATCAGCATCTTGAAGAGTTAATGGTTTAACTGCTTCATATCTCATGCCCTGATCAAGTAACATAGCTTGACCTGGTTTTGATTGATCCGTTACGCGCGAGCCTGTTAAAGATGACCAAGCTTCTTTTAATCGTGCCGCAATCTCTTTAAATTTAGCATCAGGGATAATAGCGTCGGTAACAAACATTCCTGAAGGTTTTGCACCATTAAGCATAATAAAGTTTGAATACAAGTCAATATCTTGATCCAATGAGATTAATTCAGTCGCTAAAATACCTTTGTTAAAACCTGCACTACCTTGCCATGCCATTTCGCTTGCATGAATAACTTGGAAATATTCTAAAGGCTCGTCTTTATTAAAACCATAAGTAGTAGTAGAAAGTCTATATGTAGGATAGCGAGTAGGTGTAATAGTTGCGGTAATGAGAGTTGAATCAAGTAAATACATTTCCATTGGTGTAAGCATAGAATTGCTTTGATCTTTACGCCATAATGCAATAAATGTTTCACCTGCCAAATCATACCACATTGACCATTGATACCAAAACTCATAAGAGCTTTGATAATGATTAGGGTTATTTAATAAAGAATTAACTGCTTTTGCTTTAGCTTTTTCGCGAGCTGATACTTCATCCGACAATGATGCATCAACTAATTTACCATCTGCGGTATAAGCCATTACTTTTTTTGGTAGTTGAGCCAATGCTCTTGCTTTTGCATTTACGCATGACATAACAGTCGAATTGCGCGAAAGGACTGACATATCGACAACGCGACCTGCGGTGTTTACAGAGCTTGTCGTTACATATAATAATTGATTTGAAGATGGAACTCCGCCTTGCTTAACATTACGGAGAATATTGTTACCAAGTGCAGTTTGACCAAAAAGAGTATTGCTTTCTGACGCCGCCTGATTACCTTTTCTTTTGAATATATCTAATATAGCCATGTTTGTCCTTTAAAAACTTCTGAATCCAAATGAAGTCGATACATAAGGGTGATCTAGTGAGCAATGCATTGCAATTATCATCGATATTATACCATCAACTTTAGCACTTGGATCGGATTCATTTTTTCTAACTTTAATATTTCCGTTTACATCTTCATAAAGCTCACAGTTACCTAACTGCCAACCTAAAAATGGGTTTCCATCGTGTTTTATTGCGTTTTGCATTATAAGTTTTTCAGTATGCTTGGAAGGGTTACTTAAAACTGCCATACCTTGCCCTACTTTTTTAACAGGAATACTTGCATCATGTAAGCGAGCAACTAAAGATGCCGCATTGTAAGCGTCATAACCAACTTCTTTAATCATTGGGTATTTTTCGCATTGTTGCTTTATATATTCAGAAATCTCTCTATCATCCATTACATTACCTTGCGTAATATGTAAGATGCCTGATTTCATCGCTTGATCAAATATACCACGATAATGAGTTGGAATCAATAGCAAAGCTTCTTCAGGTAAAAAGAATTTAAAGTGAGCATGATACCTATCTTCAGCGTATCTTTTTAAAGTGCATACTGCATTTAAATCGCGAGTTGCCGCTAGGTCAAATCCAATAAATGCCGCTTCAGGTTCTTCAATAGGCAATTCGTCAATAGATTTATCCCAATAATCTCTATCAATCCATGCGGTGTTAGCTGATACAAATACATTTAATGTTTTGCATAGAAACTCATTAAGAGAAGCTGGTTTAAGTTGAGCTTGAGCGCATCTTTCAACAATAGCATCTTGATAAATAGAAATTCCATGCATTGGGTTAGCTTTTTTCCAAATTAAAGGATCTCGCCAATCGTCAGCAGGATCAAGTCCATATAAAAGACCAAACCATCTTGGGTTATCTGGTGCATCACCGCGCAACATAGATTCTAGTGCGCTCATATCTTCATAAAACTTTGTATCTTTAGTAAAGCTTGCAGTTGTAATATAAAGACGCAATGGGTTTTTACGCGCAACCATACCTGAATGGATAACCTCAATAGAGTTTCTATCCGTAATTTGTGCCGCTTCATCTATGATGGCGCAACTAGCATTCTTTCCGTCACCTGATTTCTTATTGTCCCTAGATAAAGCTCTAAACATAGATTGAGAATCACCAAACTTACCTATCTGAAATTTAGAAACATGATACCAATTTTGGGCGGTGGAGGACATTGATTCAACCATACCTTTTGCCGCATCAAAAACAATTGATGCTTGTTCGCGATTAGTTGCTAAAGTAAATACTTCAGAACCTGCTTCACCATATTTCAATTCATATAATGAGATCATTGCAGTAAATGTTGATTTACCTGCTTTTCTAGGAATAAATATAATGACATCGGTTGTCATTCGCTTTGTATGATCTTTTTTTAATCTAAAACCATAAATAGCGCATATAGCAAATATTTGGAAAGGTTCTAATACAATTGGTTTTCCAGCATCGGGACCTTTTGTATGTTTTAAAACTTTGGTGAATTGTAAAAAGTGTTCAACATAAGGAATAACAAATTCATATTCCCATTGTTTGTTTGCAAGCTGATCGAGAAACCTTTGACAAGTAAGATGAATGCTCTTACATACTTGAATGTTGCCTTTGGTTACATCGATAGCATATTGAATGCCATCCGAGTAATCTATCATTTATTATAGTGTTCAGGTCCATGCATGAGATGTCCAAGTTCTACATCGTCAGTTGCCGTGCCAGCTAATCGTCCTCTTGGTGTTAAACCTAATTCATTCATTAATGTAATAATTCTTGGCGTAACCTTATCTCTTAAATTTAAAAGAGGGTTGGGTCCCATAGTTTTGCCGTCATTGTATTGCACGATCAAATGGGAGTTTTGTAAACCTTGCCTACACTTAACATAAGTGGTGATATGGTCTGCCAGCATAGCTAGTGTATGTTGGTATTGGTCTGCTCCAATTCCATAAACTTTAAATAAAAATTCTGAAGTATCGGCAATAAATTTGTCCTCGTCCCATAATTTTGGATTTTCCATCCAATAGGCTTTTGGTATTCGGTTTTTTATGTCATCAGGCAAAAGTTTGCCTTGGTTCATGCCTTTTGTGCCTTGCACAAGATGGAGTTCTGGTGGTAATTTATTTTTTGGTCCAGCCATGTTATACCCCTACCCCTTTAACTCGGTTTGCAAAAGGTTGTG